ATAAACGCATGTCAAAAACGTTTGTTACAAGGTCAGTTGCACCCGCCATATCTGTTAATAGTTGGTTTGAACCATTTGATTTGGTATCAAGGTACATGGTTAAAGAACCACTAATTACCCTAGCACCTGTAAATGAACCGATCGGTTTGTCTACAATACCAATTGTTTCTGGTGTTACATAAGTAACGTTGTTTGCAATAGTTATAGAACCACCTGTGATATTAATATCATAAGTTTTGTCATCTAAACCATTTGAAGCTGAGCCTCCACCTTGTGCATCAGTGTCAAGATATAATGTTGAGAGTTTGTTTCTCAAGTAATCTGCGTCTGATGGACCGGTTGTATCTACATAGTTATAAGTTTCTGCATATGTATCAGTATTAGCACTGGTTGGTGCTGCTTCTGAAGTTGTTTGAATTATAAACTTTGAAGGATCTTCAATTGCTTCTTCTACTTGATCAATAGTTGTTGCGTTACCAGACCATGTGATCTGTGCAATACCGTCAATAGAGAAGTCTATTTCTGCTTGGTTGACCTGTGCATCATTCAACCTGTATGTTGTGTTTTCTAGTGCAAAGAATATGTTCAGTTTCATAAGTTCATGAACATCTGATTTTGTGAAAGTACATTGTGAACCGTTTTGAGCAGTAGTTCCTACTACTACACCACGTCCAGTTGCTGCTGCGTCTCCAGGTAATGCTGTACCTGATAAAGCTGCCCATAAAATGTTTTCACAACAATCATGATCGTCTGCAACTCTAAAAGAAGCTGCTCCATGAACAAATGGTCGTACATAAGTACCGAATGACCATTCTGCAGGTGGTAAAGAGTCATTGAATCTTTTTGAACCCCTGTTAGGTGTTGCACCAGCTTCTGATATAGAAACATCACTAGAGTCTGAACCCTGTGAAAAACTATATCCGTCTAGTACACCAATTCTGAATGTGTTAGCTGTTACTTCGTTTCCTTTGAACTTTCCTGTTCCTGTTCTTGTGCCATCTGTTGTTGTTGTTCCTGCAACTGAATCAACAGTTACAACAAGTCCGGATGCGCCAGAATTATCTGTTCCTGCGTAATTTTGAACAGCACTTTCTGTTGCAGTTTCATCAACTACAAATGCTGCACCTCTAAAGTTATTTGGAATATTTATAGTAGCTACTGGGCCAGTTGAACTGCCTCCAGTAATTGATGCTACAATACACTTAAAGCCTGTGCCGCTACCACTAGTTGTTCCTAATGTTACGATGTCGCCTACAGCATATCCAGTTCCTGCAGTGGTTACATGGCAAGTTTTCACTCCTCCAGTTGCACCAACTCCATTTACTGAGCTTACAAATACTTTAGTATTTCTTGATAGATTTAAAGCCATTTGCTTTCTCCTATTTTATCGTCTTTGAAAGTACGTCGCTAGATTTTTATCAGCGTTTGTAATTTCGATTAATACCTGCACACTATTGATAGTTCACCAATTCCTAAAGGCTCTAAAACACCTTCATCAGTGGATAACGACAATAATGTTAAGGAAGTCGTTGTTAAGTTTGGACTTACGGTATCATCATAAGTCAAAACATCGTTGTCGTCTAGTACTCTTTCAATGTCTTCCATTAAAAGTGCCAAGACTTCTTGTGGGTCGTCTTGATCTTCGACATAAACTCTTATATCTAGATTAAGAAACCTCCATTTAAATTCACCTGGTTGATACTCTCTAGTTTCATCTCCTGCGACTACACAAACTTTTGGGTACTCTTGAATTTGATCTAAAAACACCATTCCTGAATGAACGTTATTAAATACATTTGAGTTGTATGGATGATTTCCATCAATCTCTTTAAATTTTTCTACTAATGCATCACTTATCTTTTTTCTTGCTGTTCTGTGTAATGATGCCATTATACTCTCCTAAGGCTTACTAATTTTTCTTCTGTTACGCCTAGTGCGAGTTCTCTTATGCTTTTAGCTATAAGAGGTTTTGGGTTATATCCTTTGGGCCATCTAGCTCTACCTGTGTTTTCAAAAGTTTCATAAGGTGATAACTGATAAGTATACTCCCCACTTATTCCTGCTTTTGTTTTTCGCAGATTTTGAACTTCTGTGCTATTTGCAAATCTACCAGTCTGATTTCTTAGTGCTGGTCTTCCCATATTATTTTGAACTTGTTTTGATAGTCGTTTATTTATAAAAGCTTCTATCTTTAAGAAACTACCTATTTCTTTTTCTTTTTGTTTTTCTTTCGGTTTTTTAATCGGCATAACAGCCGCACCTTTTACTTTTGCAGTAGCTTTTTGTCTTACTGGTTTTCTGCTTCCTGCTGGTGTTACAGCTTTTTTCTTGGGTCTGCGTTCAGTTTTCTTCATTTTTTGAGCTTTTGACTTAACTTTTTTAACAGTCTTTTTGCCCTTCATTCCACCTACAATAGTTGCTATTACATCGTCAGTAGCTTTTGAAGCAGGAGACTTAGAAAGCTTTCGTTTTGCATCTGTAAGACCTGGAGTAAGTACTATTATTTCTTCGATTGCTTTGTACCAAAACTTTTTGGCTTGACTTAAATCTGTTATCTCACTTCCGGGAAAATTCTTAGCCATTCTCATATGAATAAAAGAATCAAATTCGTAGTCGCCTACATCTTTTTTATGATTAATTTCTTCATAATCTAACTCAGTATTTTCTCTAAAAAGTTGAACTAAGTTATGACTAGTAAACCCATATCCTAAATTAACATTGGGCATATTCTGTTCGATCTCTCTCATAGTTATAACACCTTCTGTTGTTTTTTCCTTATGAGCAAGTTGAGCACCACCTTCTTTTCCACCCTCTTTCCAATCTTCAAAAGCATCAGCTTTTGTTTTAGCTATACCCTTACTTGATGTTCTTGTTGTTGTTGGTCCAAATAAATTGGAATCTTGAGGACCAGATATTAATTTCATGATCTTATCAACTTGAGGATCTAGTAGCCAGTTATCCCATAATTGTTTGGTAAAGGATTTAGCCATTGCATTTGATGCTATTCCTCCTGGTCTATCTCTACTTCCTGCTTTTTTTCCGCAAATAATTATTTCTAAATTAGGAGTACCACCTCTTATTCTCCTATTAAATAAATATACACCAGGACCAGGAACTACTCTTTTTGGCATTGGTGTAAGGTTATACTGTCCTAATTTATTTAAACCTGTAATCGTTTTTCTTAAAGCTTTTGTCCATACTGCTACACTATTCATTTTTACAAACCTTGGGTCTTTAGTATTTAAGTCTTTGAAGGCAAAATTTACTCCACCTATAAAAGATTCTATAGCTTCATCTCCTCCAAAAGTAAGTTGAATTATATATGTTGATCCTAGACCTTTTATTTTACCTGAACCTAGCATCTGGTCTTCAGCTTTATCTAATACCCCTTGTAAAAGTTTTTTTACTTGTTGTATTGCCATTAGCTATAGATTTTGTACATATCAAGTATTCTCTTAATATGATCTGGAAAACCTATATTGCCTCTGAGACTGGAGGATAACGGGTTTTCTACCGTTGCTCCAGAAATAGTCATTCTTTCTCTTCTTTCGTCTTTTAAGTAGTATTTAATTAAATCAAATACTGCTAGTTTTAAATCTTCTGGAGTCGTAGTATAACCTGCTGTGTATACTACCTTAACACTCTTGTGACCTTTTGGCCAGTACTTAGTACTTGAATCACTCGTACGAGTAATACTATCAGAATCGTCATTGACTACATATTCATATTTACCGCTACTGTCAGAATTTTCTGTGATTAGGGTGACATATGCATCTGCTTGTCCTGTTCGTTCTTGTACCGAAGTTACACTTATAATGGGAGATTCTTCCAAAATAATTGTATCGACTAAATCATCTTTAATTGTAAAGACTTCAGTCTTGGCACTACTTGCGTAGTCGATTATAGTACTTGAACAATAACTTTTTACTAATTGACTTACTTGATCAATAATGTGATTGATTCTTGCGTCTTGTTGAACTCCCTGTAATCCAGCGAAGTCTTTGTATTGTTGTAGTGTTACTAAATCTGCCAT